TCGAGCTGCTGGGTGGTCTTGTCGGCCTCGCCAGTGAACCGTTGCAGGCTCTTCTGGTTCTGCTCGACGATCTTCTGAAGCAGTTGCAGTGCCTTGTCGGCGTCGGAAAGCCCCTTGGTCATGCCAGAGGCGTTCGCCGTCATCTGCATGCCAACGCCGATTACTGTCGCCATTGCTCACCCGCTGTTGAAAATCTGCTGCAACTGCTTGATCTGATCCACCATCTGCTGCTGATGCTGCGGTGGTTTTTCGATTGGCACGAAGTCTTCCGCACGCGGTGCCTTGCCCTTGGCGGAATACGGGGCGAGCACCGCGCTCGCCAGCAATCCCGTTTCACGCCACGAATCCGGCAACGCCTCGAAGTACCTCGTGTAGGCCAACCACTCCGCGAACTCGACGGCCGACATGCGCCGTTCGAGCTCGCCCACCGTCATCTTCAAATGACCCGCCAAACGGAACAGAAACCTGCGCGTCGGGCGGATGCTTAGTTTTTTGCCAGTTCCTCTACGTCCTTATCGGTGATCGCGTTGTGGGCGGCGGCCTTGTCGAACAACCGGCTCACCACCTTCGCGCTCTTCGCCGCCAACTTCTCCACCTGCTCGTCGCTGAACAGCCGCTGGCCAGCCTGGTCGCACAGGCAGCGGGCCAAGAACTTGGCGCGAAAGTTGTCCACGCCGACTTCCTTCTTCCCTACCCATTCCTTCTGGTAGGCGTCGAGCTCGCCCACGGTCATCACGCGGATATAGACCTCACCGCCCCACTCCTTCACGTTGACCTTGAGAAGGCCCAGGTCGTCCGCTGCCAGGATCTGTTCTGCCGTCAGTGTCATGCGTGTGTCCTCATTCGGGCGTGATTTTGAACGTCACCGCGTACCGTGCGATGTCGTTGACTTTGCCCGAGAGTTGCACCCGCTCGCAGATCGCCTTGGTCGAGAAGGCTAACCCGCCACCAGCGATGGAGAGCGTGGCCTTCTTGCCGTAGTCGTGAGGTGAGAGCTTGTCGTCGCTCAGGCACGAAATATCTATAGTGCCTGCGTCAAACGTCCACGTGCTGGCCCGCGCGAGCGGCAGGCCGCTGCCGCCCGCGTTGACCTTGATTTCGGCGACCTCGCCGAACGGCTGGCCGTTCCACGAAGCCGTGACGCCCGCGCACTCGTTAGCCATGACGGGCCTCCGTCAGGCTTAGGGACGGCCGACCTTGAACGTGGCCTGGCCCCGCACGGCGTCGTTTGTGGCAAACGTCAGCGTCGAAGACACGACCGTGGCTGCTGTCGAAACGATGGCGGTTCCGGCTACCGTCAGCGTCAGCGTGCCAGTGATGGCGTCGGGGACGATGTTGATGCCGAGATAGTCCACCACGACCTCGCGGCCCGTTTCGGTCGAAGAGCCCTTGAGGGGTCGCTGGATCGACTTGATGCTGTTGCCGGTGGTCAGGCCGAGATGCGACACGTCAATGGTGTCGTCGGCGGCCGGGTCCGTGTTGCTCACGACGATGTTCGTGACGGTGAAGGCGGTGCCACCGAACGAGAAAACGGTCCCGGTTCCATCATGCGGCGTTGCGGCCATCTGCTAGGTCTCCTGCCAGAGGACGTTGAAGGTCTGAGTTACTTGGTACACCGGCGGAAGGTCGCCGCCTGCCAGCTGCACGAAGTCGTCGGATTCCTGCTCCAGCGACACATGCTTCACTTCCGTATTGTTCAAAGTCCCCCCGTAGCCATCCAGAACCAGACGCACGCGGTCAGCCAGTTCCCGCACGTCCTCGTAGGTGGTGGCGAAAGACTGCATTTCCACGCTTACGTTCGGCACGCCCATCGGCCCGGCCAGCGTGTGCTCCCGGCTGATGCCCGAGCGCCGCCAGATGACGAACGGCAGGGCCGCCGACTTCGGGGCCAAGAGCGGGAAGACGCGGCTGCCCACGATGGACGACGTGACGGTGTTCGTCACGAGAACGCTGCGGAGAACGGCTTCGGGGGATTTCATGGGGTGGCCTCTCTAGCCGAAGAGCCGGTCGAGGATCTTCTTTTCCCGGTACGAGTTGTAGGTGGTCTGGAGACCGCGCTTCGTGCGGCCTTCGAGCTCGGCCCACGCCTTCTCGATGCGGGCACCGAGTTGCAGGCGCAGTTCGGCCTCCATCGCTGGCTTCGCCCGGTTGAAGGCCGTCTTCACCGGGGGCACGCCCGTGCGCCCACCGATTGGCATCTTGCCGAGCTTCACGACCTCGCCAGCGGCGGCTCGCTTGAAGAACGCCTTCGGATACTTCGGGTTCGTCTGCACCTTCAGCCTGGAGCGGTAGCGGGCGGCGTAGCGGTCACCTGCCGCGCTGAAGAGGTTCTTCGGTGGCTTGCCGAGTTTTCGCGGGCGGGCGATGGTGAACTGTCCGCGCTTCTTGAAACTCGACGCCACCGGCCCCTTCGTCTTACGCTCCTTCGTGCCGAACTCGATGAAGCCCTGGTGGTAGCCCTTGTTCTCACCGCCCCACGAATAGCCCACCAAGCCCACGGCCGTGCCGTTTCGGGGGTAGGTCTTCACCTTCGTCTTGATGCTTTTTCGCAGGTTGCCAGTCGGCCCCTTCGGAGTGGCCTGCCGCAGGGCCGTGAGCCCCGGCTGAACCGCCTTCCGCAACGCCGCACCGAAGTGCTTGGCGGCCAAGTTGGTCGGCAGCTTTTTGAGCTCTGCCCGCAGCTCTTCCATGTCGGGGAAGTACATATCGACGCGGAGCGTGGAGTCAGGCTTCGGCTTCGCCATCTACTGCTGCTCCTGGCAAATGGCCTCGTGCTCGCTGCGGTTGCCGTGCTCGAGCAGGCTGACGATCTCCAGCGTGCGGCCACGCCATGCAAACCGCATTTGCTGCGTAAGGCCCGGCAGATACCGCAGCCGCAGCCGGTGCGTGACGCTCGTTTCTTGCTGCCCGGCCAGCAACGCCTCACGGGCGCTCACGCCTTCCACGCTCGCCCAGACTGCCGAGGAGTCGCTCCACGCCAGCACCGTCTCGCCCAGGGCATTGGTGCTGCCGCTGGCGACCTGGACGGTGATGCGTTCGCGGAGCTTGCCGGGGTCGATCATCGGTAGGAGCCCCATCGCTGCGAGTCGAGAAGCGACTTCACGCCGAACGGGATTTCGTCGCCGCTCATGGAGTCGGCCGCCATGCGGCGCTCGAACCACATGCCCACGAGCATCAAGATGGCGTGGCGGATCGCGGCGGGTACAGCCGTGCCGCTGGCTCCGTAGCCAGCCCACCACGTCACGGCATGCGCCCCGGCGTCGATCCGGTGCGGCGGCCATGTGCCCGCATAGATGGGCAGCACGGTGCCAGGCGTCGATTGGCGGTCCACGCGGAACTGCTCCACGGCGTAGGTGCCGGTCGTGCCGCCGTCTGCCGTGAACGTGAGCGACACAGCCGTGGCCGTGCCAGCGACGGCCATCGGCGGGCGGGGCAGCTCCATCGCCTCAATGCCCGAGGTGGGGAATCGGTCAAACCGCATCACCCACTGCGTGTAGACCAGCGTGCGGTCTAAATACTGCTCGCACCACTCACGCGCTGAAGTCACGAGGGATTGGACGTAGGCATCGTCTGCGTTGCCGTCGATGCGGCAGTGGGCCTTCGCCTCGGAGAGCGTCACGGGCTCCACGGCGGGCGGCGTCTGGCGGCTGAGGCTGCGGTACTTCACTTCTTGCGTCTCCGCTTGGGCGTGGCGTCGGCCGTCTCTACGTCGTGCTCGACGGCGGCCGTCTCGATCAACTCCTGCTGCCGGTCCTCCACCGCGAACCGCTTGGCGATCAACTCTTGGGCGAGCCCGCCGGGGATCTCCACCACCTGGCCGGGGCGGTAGTTCCTGAACGCTCGCAGCATCTTCAGTTTCTTCATTGGGGCACGCTCCATGCAGTTTCGGGCTTCTTTCCGTTGGTCGTGAACTCGGTGGTCCACTGAAACACGGGCTTGCCGAGGTTCTGCCCCGGCCACGTCACGACATACTCACCGTGGCCCAGGACCACGCGCGGCGTGATGAAGACGCGGTTGCCGCTCTCCCGCCAGTTGCGCCAGAACCAGATGTCATCGTCGGTGCGGCCCTCGTTCCACGAGCCGTCAGGGCCGGGCTTCGACCAGAACCAAGGCTTTTTGCACCGCTTCAGGGCGGCAGTGCTGATGACCGTCAGCCCGAAGTGGGCCGTGTCCACCTCCTGCACCGGCTCGGAGAACCACGACATCGGCAGGCTCGTCTTCCCGTCCTCGGGCGGGTTGTCGAGCGTGCCCGGTAGCGTGAGCATCGGTCGGCCGTCTTCCCGCTTCGTCTGCAATCCCGTGAGCGCGTCGCACTGAAACGTCATGGCCATCGCGAAGAGGTGCTCTACGTCCTCGCGGGTGAAAAAGGTGTCGTAGTCGATGGTCAGTAGATATTCCGCCTTATCAATGAACTGCTCCATCACGCGGGTGTTTACCTGGCTCCAGAACGCACCAGTGCCCATCGTGGGGCGAATCCCCAGCGGCATGAGTGCCTGAGCCCATGCGAAGTGGTTTGCCGTGAAAGACAGCCTCGGCATCGACAGGATGGCCTCCACGCGGATGTCGGCCTCAGTGCCCCCAACCTTGACGATCATGTGCTACCTCAAAAAGAGAGCGGGCCGCCCCGTTGTGGAGCGGCCCGCCCAGTTTGCACATCACGTCAAGCCGTCAGTCTCACGCACCGACCAGGCCGATGACCGGCCCGGCGACGGTCGAGGAGCCAAGGCTGTGGTGCGTGATCGCCACGCGAGCCGACGCCTTGATGACCGTCTGCTCCGACAGGAAGTTCACCTGATCGCTGGACGCGATCTCGATGCCCTGGCGGATGCCGTACATCGAGCTGTTGGCAAGGTTGCCGTACAGCGCCATGATCGCACCGGTGGAGTCTGCACCGCTCGGCAGGCGGTCGGTGAGGACCACCGGGCTGCCGAGGAAGGTGAGGCCCATGCCCTGCGTCATGCCGACCGAACCGCCCTGGGCGAGATCCAGGTTCTGCATGCAGGCCGCGAAGAAGAACGGCGAGCAGTACCACTTGGCACCGGCCCGGCTGTGCTGCGGAACCGCAGCCATCATCGCGAGCAAGTTCGCCTTGGTCACCTCGTCCGGCGTGTCACCGGCAGCCGTCACGAGCGACGCCGCGTAGGTGGCAGCCGAGGAGGCCAAGAGACCGCCCGTGTGGCTGGTCACGAGTCCCGCCACGCCGGGGGCGTTGGCGGGGTTGCCCGAGAACGCAGCCGACTCGATGGCG